AAGAAAGAACTTCTAGTAACTAACTATTCTATCGAAAATAATCTAGAAGACTTCTTTACATGAGCAAGAGAAAAACCATCTGGAGATGGTGGGCAAAGGCAATCGGAGAAAAGGCAAGTAAAGATGACAAAGAATCAGATGTCGTTGCTAGTGTACGGACTATTATATTTCTCACTTATCTCATCACTAATTGTTTCATTATTGCAGGAGTAATCAGGCACTGGAATGGACCTAAAAGACTGGCTGAAATCGATCAACGAAACCAAACAGAATATCTTAGACGAGGATCCCACAGAGAAGTATCCTGCCTTCATCGTGAACAAGTGCCTATCGGGAACGATTGACTCTTTGATGTTTGCTAATGAGATGAACAAGAATCATTCATTAGATCTTAAACTCCAGTATGACTTTTTGCTAAATAGTTTGCGTAAAAAGAAAAGATTCTCTCCCTGGCTTCGCAAGGAGAAAGTGAAAGATCTTGATGCTGTTAAATCTTATTATGGTTATAGTAATGAGAAAGCACAGCAAGCACTTAAAATTCTAAACAAAGAACAACTTGAATACATCAAGTCTAAGCTTGATACTGGAGGAATGAAATGAGCGTCGTTCAAGAACCTGAAGTGAAATGGGCACCCGATCAAATGGTCGAAGTACTCCTGTCGGAACCTGATGATTTTCTTAAGGTTCGTGAGACACTGACCCGCATTGGTGTTGCTTCTCGCAAAGAGAAGAAACTCTACCAGTCTTGTCATATTCTGCATAAGCAAGGCAAGTATTATCTTGTCCACTTTAAAGAACTGTTTGCCCTTGATGGTAAGAGAGCAAATCTTACTGTGAACGATGTTCAACGTCGTAATCGTATTGTTCAACTGCTTGCTGATTGGGGTCTGATTGAGATCGTTGATGTTAGTAAGATCACCGACATCGCACCCCTTAACCAAATCAAAGTCCTGTCTTTCAAAGATAAAGGTGACTGGATTTTGGAAACTAAATATAACATTGGTCGTAAGAAGACCGAAGTAACCGAATAAATAGAACGTCACCTTTCGTGCGTGACACGCTACATACGGAATATACGCTACCAAAGAGGGGTCATTGCGATCCCTCTTTTTATGTGCTATAATAGGTTTACCAAAACCAATATCAATGTCTGCTCTTGACAACCTGAAGACTCGTCTCCAAAATTACGATGTGTCTCAGTTTGATTATGATTCTCTACTAGATCTTTCCGAGAATCGTGGTGTATTTCTTGGGAGTCGTATTGCCCAATTAATTGGAGACTATATTGAAGAAGTAATTCCTGAGTGGGATCCAGACCCTGAAGCAAAACATCTTGGAGTTGGATTCAAGACTGATTGGGAAAACTCTAAGATTGTTGTAGAACAGAAAAAGAATCCTGCAACCGATAATGCATCTTCTCGTAAATCAAATCTTATTAAGTTAAAAGAGTCTGCACTGGAGAAGGGTAAGATACCAATCTATGCATACTGGGAGGATCGAAAGAAAAATGATTATGTGAAGGATGGAGTTCGTCATCTTCATGGGAAAGCAATCTTTAAGTACCTTGGTATAGAGAACGAGTGGGAGAACTTTCTTTCTCATGTAAATGATGTTAAAATTATTATCAGGGACGAACTGAAGAAAAAATTTGATGAATACTATGAATCCTCTGTCATCCCTTCTGTATGAAGATATTGATTGTCGTAATGCTAAAGTAACTGACTTTGAAGTAAAACTAACAACCATCCAGTATGTTAGAGATTTTATTGAAAAGTGGCATTACTCTTCTAATGTGAATGGGTTACGAATATCGCACGTCTTTGGACTCTTTTATAATGGAGATCTGATTGGTGCAATGATTTATGGTCCATTGGGTATGGCAAATACCTGGAAAAAGTATGGTGAGTCGGAGAATGATGTTGTCGAACTTCGTAGACTTTGTTGTATTGATAATACACCTAAGTGTACGGAGAGTTATTTCATTGGAAAAACTTTACGTTGGTTGAAGAAAAATACAGACTATAAAGTTATCGTTTCTTATGCAGATGCACACTACAACCACACTGGAACCATATACCGTGCGACTAATTTTGAATATCACGGACTGACTTCTAAAGGAAAAGTCATTGATTTTGAAGGCAAGTTATATCATGATAAGTGTATTCGTACATATCATGTTGATACAAAGGGAATAAAACGACTTAAACCTTTTGCACAAAGGGTCAAGGATGCTTTGGAAGATGGTCGTGCAAAATATGTTAATACTCCTGGAAAACATATTTACGTTTTTAGATTGAAGAAAGTAAAGAAAACCGAACAATAAAGTTGACGAATATTTTTTTATGTGTTATAACTAATAACGGAAATCAAAAGTGTAGAACTTAGTTCTCGACCTTGAAGTCCATGTAGATTCAATCTGCAAAAGTTCAATTATTTTATTTTTGAATGAATACTCAAGAAAAAATGGTGCCTTTAAGCACCGAAATGGCTTGGGCAAAGATTGCCAAGACCTGTACTAATCCCTTCGGACTCACTGATACCACAGTGCAAGATAGTCTGGAAAGTTGTCCTCCTATTGAATATGAGGGAGGAACATTCCTTGGTCGATATATTATTCCTGATACATTTGTTAGGTATAACCCAGAAGATCAACCTCGTGATAAAAGTAATGACGTAAATCATGTAAATGATCTATGGAATAATTTTGATGTTGATGGATATAAAATAGATGTTCATCCCCCCATTGCATCTTTGGATGCTGAGAGTGTTGATCCAAATCATCTTCGTGGATTATCTGGATTTCATCGTAAAGAAGCCCGTGCAAAGTTTGGTCAAGAACTTGCTATTTACGATGTATATGAGTGGGATAGTCCTTATTGGGAATTAGTTGCACGAAACACTTCTAATCATCACAGGAATCCTCAACTTAGTCAAACAAAGAATGACTACCTAAAAGAGGTCGTTAATGCTGTTAATGCTAAAATTATTCCTAAGACCAAGGAAGATATTAACCAGTTTGTCGATAAAATAGCAACAGATAAAACTGATACTGTTCGTTCTTGGATTAAGAAAGAAGCATATAATCATTGTGAGATTTATCCCAACTTTCGTACCTATTCTTCCACTGGAAAAAGTAAAAATACTTTAACTGGTTTTATGCAATCTCAAGGATATCCAAAACAGGGTATTGAAGGTAGAACAGAGGAAGACATTCAAAAACAAGGTTGCATTACATATTGTTGTGCTGAGGGTGATAATCTACGGGCATGGGCGCGTGGAATTCAACATGCAACTATTAAAGGTGTAACTGTTTGGGTATTTGGTTATGCTCCTACTCGTGTTCCTAATCTCAAAAAGTTCAGGCAGAATTGGGTTGAAGACTTCAACGAGATGAAGCAGACTTTTATTACTTTTGCGTCAAATATTGCTGGTGATGGTGAAACTATCCTACTTGACGAAGATGATTTTCCTGTAAAGTTTGCGGGATTTCTCCCTCAATATGTAAAACCAAATGCCAAGGATCAAGGTAAACCAACTGAACATACTTTAGTTGATGTTGACGGTAATAAAATTAAATTTGATCCAGATGGTGATTGTTTAGCATCTGTAGAAATCGAAGAGGAAACCGAATGATATGAGTGATTTTATCGTCACTGAAAGTGGTGAAGTTTATGATGAAACTGGACGTGTTCCATCTAGATATAAAAAGTATGGTTTGAGGGGACAAAAATATGAGGTTTGTAAATATGGTGCGATTCATAGATTAGTTGCATCTCATCATATTCCAAATCCAGACAACAAAACCGAAGTCCATCATAAAGATGAAAACGTAAAAAACAATCACGTTTCAAATCTAATATGGGTTACTCAGGAAGAAAATAAAGCACTGTATAATTGCGATACTATTTTTTACATCACAAATGGTAAAAGCAATTATGTGACTTTTAATCTTTCTAAATTTTGCGAATTCTTTAATCTTGATAAGGGTGCTTTAAGAAAAACTTCATTAGACACTAAGGCAAAAGATTCAAGGCAACACCATAAAGGTTATTCAATTATTAAAAAGAAAGATTTGCCTTTATGTGAAAGGACGATTCGGAATTTATCTATTCCATACATAGAGATAACCGAATAAAAACATACGGGGTTTACCACCCCGTTTTTTATGCTTTCTTGTATAATTAGTAGTGGATGCCAAAAGGGTCCACACAATCTAATCTCGCTTTAATAAGGAGAAGTACAAATGACTAACCTCGCACGTTACTACGCTGACGATCTTCCTGCGCTTCTTGAACGGATTACAAGGAACAGTATTGGGTTGGATGATTACTTTGAACGAATCTTCGATGTTCAACAAACTTCATCTAACTACCCTCCGTATAATCTGATTCAGTTAAATAATCATGAGTCACGATTGGAAATCGCATTAGCAGGATTTAAAAAGGAGGAAGTTCATGCTTTCACGGAGTATGGAAAACTTTTTGTCGAAGGGGAAAAGGCAGATACCGAATCCGAATCGACGTTTATCCACAAGGGTCTGGCTCAAAGAAGTTTTAAACGAGCATGGACTTTATCCGACGACACCATCGTCAAAGATGTCACCTTCGAAGACGGACTACTCTCAATCACATTGGGAAGAGTAGTTCCCGAGCACCATCAACGAAAGGACTATCTCTAAATAGAACTGAATATCGTCGGCGCAATGCCACGGGAGGTAACTGGCAAAATCCAGTTGACACCTCCCATTTTTATTGCTATAATGATTAAGGATTGAAGTATCGTATGTCTGTAAAACTTGTTTTGCTCAAGTCTGGTGAGCAAGTGATTTCTGATCTAAAGGAACTTGTCGCAGAAGATAAGATTTATGGATTCTTGTT